ACACATTGCCAGTGGTAGTCATGCCGTCTGTCGTGATGGCACCTGTAACTTCGGCATCACCAGTGACAGTCAGTTCATCTGCTGTATTAAATCGTGTTGGTCCTGCGCCAATATAGCCCATAGAATTATTCCTTAACTAATTTCAAGCACAGACATTGCAGCATCTGCTGATGCTGCGGCATTACTCGTCACTTTTATCGCGTCCCCCGGTTCCAAAACAATCTTTTGTTCCCCGCCTACAACTACAAGGCTACTACCAACAGGAATGGGTGCGCTTTTTATAATATAAACACTGTCCTCTGCCCCGCTCGTGCGACCACTTGCATCTAACTGCACATCAATCTCTATCTGACTTGTCGCAATATTAGCGCAGGTTAACCCAATAACAGTCGTTTCTGTGGACGCTGGGCATGTGTAGAGGGTTGCAGGAGATGTACCTATACCTGTGTCCGTTTCTGATTTAAATGCGTTTGCCATTTTTTTATCCTAGCGCTATTGCGAATGCCAAGCTGTTATCCGTGAAATTAATCGGGGTGCCGATGGCATCATTGTAGATCATCTTTTCCGCAGGCATTGTACAAAAGATTGTACGAGTACCAGCCGTCCAATTTATTTTCTCGTCACCTATTGTTAGCGCCGCGTCATCCGCAAGCGTTACAGCGGTATCCAGTACAATGCTTGTCTGGCTGTTCACCGTGGCAATAGTAACAACGCCTGATATGCCTGTACCCCTGACGCGCTGTCCTACCGTTAAAGTACCGCCCTGCACATTATCCACAGTCACAGATGTAGAGGCGCTTACAGCACCATTAACGTCTGCCGTAATCTTGGTGCTGCTGCTTTCAAAAACAGTGTCTCGTGACAGGGTGGTGCCTGACAGAGTGTATGTGCCAATACCAACCTCAAAGTCCGTGCCATCCGTACAGGAGTAGTAGGTGGTGTTAGAATCACCTACATCGGCAAAAGAATCGAAACCAGTCACGGCACCGGCAAGAGTTAACGTGCCAGTGCCTGTGGTGGTGCTTGTTTCTTTAACACGGTCTTTGATTACAAGAGCCATATTACTTCAACTCTACGCTCAAATTACCTGCGTTAATGCGGAAGATGTCTCCTACAGCCAGTGTTTTGTTTGCATCTAATGCGCCAACAAACAAAATGTTGGAGCCATCAAATGTCAAAACAGCGTCATCTGCAAGCGTAACCGCTGTATCTAGCACAATGCTTGTTTGTGAGTTTACTGTAGCCACACGAACCACGCCGCTGGTCGCGCCAGTAATGCCTGTTCCAGTAACCACATCACCCACAACAATTGTGCCGCTGTTGCCGTCAAGTGTTACAGCAGTTGAAGCGCTTACGGCACCATTTACATCTGCGGTGGCAATGTTCTTATCTGCCACGAAAGCGTGTGTGACTGTGTATGAGGCCGCTGTTCCTGCCGCTGCCGCATACTCAATGTTATTGTCGTTAATAACGCGCTGTGCATCTGAAACAGCAACATCGGAAACGGCGTGTGCGTAATCTGTCGTTCCAGATGTTCCGCGTGTACAACCTGTCAAGGTGCTTGTCCCGTCAAAGTTCAGGGCAGTGTCATCTGACAAAGTTACAGCCGTGTCCAGAACGATCGCGTTTTGGCTAGTAACTGTAGCTATCCGAACTGTGCCACTGATCCCTGTGCCAGTGACAACCATACCAACAGTGAGTGTTCCTGAGTTGCCATCCACGGCCACACTGGTCGAAGAGCTAACTGCGCCGTTCACATCAGCGGTAGCAGTAGCATCTTTGCCTGTGTATGTAATGATCTCATCGTCAATCGTTACTGAACCAGCGGAAGGAAAGGCTTCTGCGTCAGCTAAGATCAACTCTGTGTCACCCTGCGCGAAAGTTACCGCCACAGTTGTGGTCGATTGCTTCCATCCCGCCGCGTTGACTTGCTGGCGTGTATAGTTAGCGTCATCTGTGTCAACCTGTACTTCGGTGACTTTCTGACCTTCCGCATTTGTTGCTGCGGTTGCCAAGCCGACATAAATACTATTACCCGGCGAAGCAAAGGAAAGAGAATCATTTTTGAACAAGTAGTCCAGAACTCTCCTTTCCAGATAGGTGGTTGCTGCGTTTGATGTTGCCATCGTTCCTTACTCCTGTTTAAGTGCGTGGCCTATCAGGTAGACCTCTCCTGTAGGCATCGCTATTCTCTCTAGCTTCAGCCAAGTCTTTTAAGCGCTGTATTTCTTGTATAAACCTCTGCTCATACAACTGCATCATATCCTGCTCGCCTTTCATGTAAGTATACGCTTCAACAAGCGAACCGTAAAGAAGGGCGTTTGGAGCATTCTCACTGAGCCAGCTTTTGTCTGGATCAGCACCCGCTGTTATACTGGCTGGGCGATAATAATAATGCAGTTCAACGTCATAAGCCAGATTTGGGGTTGGGCTTAAAATAAAATTATTTACATCGAATATTCCATAATAACGTGGCGTTTGATTGCCGGTGACAGAGTTTTCGTATTCTTGCAGGAAGTTCACATCCTTCATCTCAAGAAAATCTTTGTAATTAGCTGTTGTGATTTGCAGTGAAAAAGGGGCAAGATAATCCGTTGGAACTGAAAGATATGGATCGCCAACAGTTAACTGTGATGTAGCGTTTTTGCGGAAAAGCTCTAAATCAACAACAGTAAATATACGGTCTTCTGCACCGCGAATGAACAATGGAAGATTGCTTACGAAAGACGTTTCTGTGTTGTCCGTGAAATCCTGTATTGCCGTTTTTAGCTGTGCGTAAGTAAAACTCATTTATACCACCAATGTTACAGGGCCAGATGTAGCAGAACCTCCGCCACCTCTTTTTCCGCCTTCTGTTGCTGTACCTGAATTAGCAACAAATGTATATCTATCTGCGCTCACAATTGTAATAGCGTTTCCTGAAGCATACTCAATGTCCGCTGCCAGAAACCCATCAAACGGATTTACGCCACGAAATCTTACTATATCTCCGCTTGTTCGTCCATGAGACTGCTCAATAACGGTTATTACGTTGCTGCCAAGTGAACCTGTCAAGAAAGGGTTTAAACCTAACAAATGCTCAACTTCCGGCGCGACCCTACTATCTGGTCTTGGGTCTCTTAGCGCCTCCGCGTCAGGTGGGTGCCTTGTGACTTCTAACTGTGGGTGCTTTTGCTCCCACTCGTCCTTGCCCACAAGAAGACCGTTCCATTCTTTTCGCATATCACGCAAACGATAACGAAAACCAGATCTGTCTGATATTCCATAAGCGTCTTTGCCGGAAGCGAACCTCGCCATAGTTAAATCCTGTAATACTGAAGGTTAGGAGTCACGTTAAACGAAGCCCTGTCCCTGTCCTCTGACTGCGCTCTGTCAAATTCTTCATCATAAATAGCTTTCAGAACTTGAATGCGATCAGGAGCCTTTTTGATTGCAAGATAGTAAGCGAGTCCAGCAGCTAGACATGGATAAAATCTAAATGGCATTTGCAGTGTATTGTTGTAATCATCAGCATCATCCATTCTGGTCAAACAGTCATATACGATAATATCAGTGCTATTTTCAGGCACAGGCCACAGCTTTATTGCTGGCGTTACTTGACGGTCTACAAAAAACTGAGTTGGTCTGGCTTCTGTTGTTTTGGACGGAATAGACAAATACTCATCTCGGCTAACTCTGTCCATTGAGTAATCTGTTCCACCCCTGCGCAATGAGGCTGACAGAACATCAATTACATCTGCGCCAAGAGTGTAGTTTCCGGTGCCTTGAACAAGAGCCAAAGTGCGCTGTTCAATTGTCCACTGATTTAGGCCACGGTTTGCCCAGTCAGCAAGCATTAGGTTTAAAGACCTGCGGGCTGTTTTTAGGTCATATCCAGTGCGAACTTCAAGACCGCAGCGCTCAAAGGCTTCTTCGATGTAATCACTTACATCAAGCTCAAAGTTAGTAGAACCAGATACGGCCATTTACTTTTTCCTCTTTAAAGACTTAACGCGCCTCGGCTTTCCCGCTGGCTGTCCTAAACGCTTTTTCTGCGCTATTCTACTACGCTTTTCGGCTGCTGTCATCTCTCCGCTTGTTTTAGGGGTCTTAGAAGACACGCGCTTGGAGGGGCGGCAATATGGAGTACCCCGTTTTTCTCCTTTGCTACGCCCACACGCTTTCCCCGTGCGAACATCCTTCCAGTCCTCTTTGAACCACCTCTTGAGGGCCGCTCCCTTTTTAGTCTTTCGTACTGCCATATCTCATCCATACCTACAACACAGCTATAAACAAATAAATAAACAAGCCAATAGACATAAGCACAACGCCAGCGACAAGAACTATCTGCTTCATCATCTCTTCAAATTCTTTAGCTTCTTGCAGCTTTCTTCTGCGTTCAGCCGCCGCTGCTTCTTTTGCCTCCTGCATTCTTTTGGCTCTTTCGGCAACAATACCCTTCCATGTTCCGTGGCCGAACCTCATGTCAACTAAAGTAGCTACTTCTTGTAGCTTTTCCGCCGCAATCTTAGCGTCTATAATCTCTTTAGCAACAGTGTCTACGCCAAACTGATCGCCTAAACCGCCACCGGCCTTTCGGTTTCTGGCTTGTTGCGCTTCTTTTTCGCCGCGAAACAGATCATCAATTTGACCGGCTATTTGACCTATATCTTGAACCGTGGAAATATTGCTTTTTATAAATTCTACGGATTTTTGCACGAGAGCAATTCCGGTTAAAACTTCAGCTATCATTTACCGCTTTTTGGTAGCCCTGCCCTTGCCGCCTCCTTTCTTTGATTTTGTCCCCCAGTTTTTAGCGCCTACCTTGCGACATTTAGCCAATGCGCCAGACGCATAAGCAGACGGCCAGACCTTGTACCTAGCTTTTACCTTGCTGTAACAAGCGTCTTTTTTAGAGCCGCCCTTACTTGTTTGTTTGGACATAGAACTGCGCGAGATTGCCATTTTTTTTCTCCAAAAAATCATCCCACAGGACACTTAACATCTTGTGGTTTTCTTCCACTTTTATAGTAATCACAGCCGTGTCTGTCTTTAAGTCAACAACATTGTTACCCACCCAGTATAAGAAGGTAACTAATACACCAATGATTGCTGTGCTGAGTACACCAGCGATTGCTAAAATAATCTTTTGTTCCATTGTTAGCATTTCCACCTCCGTCTAGCTTGGCGCAAACGGCTATTTGGATCCTTCGCTGCCTTTGGAAACTTTTTCATCTGGCCAGCGGAGCGAGCGCAAAATGATTTACGGCGCTTGGCATCTTTGCTCCCCTTTTTAACCTTTCCGGTCACTGCCGTCTTCAGCTTGCTTCCAGGATTCTTTTTTCTATAGGCTTTAACGCCCTTTTCTGTCATACCCGCGCCAGACTTGGTTTTGCGATAATTGCCGCCCTTACCTGTGGTTTTACGAATAGGATTTTCTTTCTTACGAGGCATTAAGACCACTCCTCATCTTTTATAAGCATGGCATCAAAAGCGGCTGTACATCTGGCGTTGTTACTGCGTACTGAAGCGCGGATATCTATGTCAGACTTTTCTGGAAGAGCAAAAGGCACAGCAAAGGCGTAGAAATATTCAGCAGACGCAACCTCAAAAGTATGCGCGATACGGAATGCTGACTGGCCACCATATCTTACAAAGAAGTCACCCGTAGCATCTGCCCCGTCCTGAACGCTCATAACGCCCTGTGATATGTATGCGGTGTACCCAGCAGGCACAGTATACACCCCCATAAGGGTTTGGCCTTTATCAGCCGTGATTCTTGCTACAGTTGTTGCGCCTTTTTTGATGTTAATGTCGCCGAGATTAATTGTTGAGCCGTTGTGCATAAAAGATCTGTACACACGGATGAAGGATTTGGTCGTTGCGTTGCCAGTGGCCGCTGTCAAAGTGACATTCTCGCTGATTTCATTGTAGTCAGCATCAAGGCCAATAACCGTAATAACTTTGTTAGCGTCACCAGCATTGGCGCGATCTACTGTCAGTGTGCCAGCGCTTGAAAAAGCTGACCACGGATACAACGTATCGTTTATGTCCCAAACTGTGCCTGTGGCGTTAATAGACATGGCGGGAACAGCGCCAAACTTGTGGATAGCAGAGTGACCCGGAATTTCTCCACGGGCCACCTGTAGCTCAAACGGCTCAGATGTTCCAACCTGTGTTATGGAACGGAAAATAGCCATTCAAACCTCTATGACAAAAAGATTGTCAGTTCGTTGTTTGTGCCTGTGAAAGCAGAGATATACGCACCTTCTGTAGCAAGAATGCCATCATCTGGAATGTTTAGATGATGAATTCCTGTAGGGAATGTTTGCGTAATCAGTGTTTCACCAGACGCGCCGCCGTTTTTAATTGTAAAAGCGCCAGCCGCAGCCGCATAAATCACAATCTGACGAATGCGAGCGCGAGCGGGGCCGACTACGGCAGCGGATGTGCCTTGCGCCCAATTGTAGGCTTTGACTGGTCCAGCCATTTAAGCCTCCTGTTTAGCTAAGTGCCGCGCCTACAGCAGTAACCCAAGCAGCGCCTGTGTTAATAACAATACAATATTCATTGTCACCAGCACCATTGTCGCTAACCATGTAAACGGTTCCAACAGCAACGTCTGCAAAAGCTGGCAGATTGGCGGTAGTTACAACGGGGATCTGAAAACCGGCATTTGAACGAACCGGTCCTGAAAAAGTAGATAGAGCCATGATTATCTCCTGTCGTGGCTAGTGTCAGCCGCACCATGCGACTGTCAGGGATAACTTATTGTACAACAAAAAAGGGCGGCTGAATAGCCGCCCCTTTCCGTATAATTGTTCGCTTATGCGCCCGGTGAACCGAACACAGCGCGTGGGTCGCTGTAGCCGAAGCTGTAACGCTCACGAGCCTTAAACCGCATGTTGCCTGAATCGAAATCAGCCTCCATGTTGGTTGAAAGCGGAGTACGCTCAAAGTGCTTGAAGCCGTTTGGAGCGTCTGTCTTGATGAAGAACGCATCAGGGTCTGTCAGGAAGTGGTTAATTGTGTAACCCTCTGGCAGCATACCCATGTTGCGGATTGCGTTTACATCGTTGTCGGATGTACCAACGCGGAGTGTAGACTCAAGAAGACGATCAGCAACAAACTGAAGCTGTGGTGGAACGATCAGTTTCATGCCACGAAGAGCAATGATCATGTTCCGCTCATCAACGAATGTTGAGATGTCAATCAAGGCATTCTCAAGTGAAGTTTCGTTGAGGTCAGCAGCAGTTGATGGCTCGTTGCGGAATGTACCGCCACCAGCAAGTGGGTGAGCAGTAGAACAAAGCTCAACGCCGTCACCACCAGTGAAGGTGGCATTAAATGCGTTGTTCAGTGTTGAAGCAGCTTTAACTTGCTTTGTGTGAGCCATTGAACGTGCGAGTGCGCGTGTGTAACGTGCGCCCAGACGATCGTACAGGTTGTCTTCCATTGCTTCTTCAGTCAACGCAAACGCAAGAGCGATTGTCTCATGCGAGTAACGTGCTGTGTAAGCCTCTGAGGCGTTGTCAAAATTGACGCCAGCGCCTTCAGCTTTGGTTTGTGCATTTCCAAAACCAACGAGCATTACCTCTTCTTCAAATGCACGATCTGAAGATTCGGTGTCGTAGATTTCGGCATGCTCGGCTTCGTAACGATCGTATTCGATTCCGAATAGAGCGTTAAGGCCGGGTTCTAGCTCTTTCGCTAGTTGTGCGCGAGAAATAGCCATTATTCAGCCTCCTTATGCCAAGCCGTCAGTACCTGCACTAAACAGGTGATTGTTGATCATGACGATGACATTTGTGTTAGCTGAAGCTACATCGCTGTTCTCTGGATCTGTGGAGATATCAATCGCCTTCAGAGGAAGAGTTGCGGTGGTTGCACCAGTTGAAACAGCCATTTCCATCCGTGAGATGCCAGAAGCATCATCACCAACAGGTGACTGATCTACAATGTCAAAGTTACCGAACAGGTCTGCTACTGGCATTGCAGCATCAGCCTGAATTTCGTAAACAGCGTGAGGCGCGTCAATTACTGATGCTTCAGCATCTGATGCAACAATTCCTGCTGTCCACTTGTTTGCCCAGCGCGGTTTACCGTCTGAGTCGGTGTAAGAAACTCCGTTGAAAACACCAAGAATAGTGCCAGAGCCGCCAGCAGCAACACGTTCAATGCCACCACCAGTAACAACCGCTACGAGGTCGCCTTGGTAGATGGTAGTGTTGTAGCCAGATGCAATCCGGTACTTATTCTGCATGTTTTGCAGATCGGAGCCGTTGCCTGAGCGTGAAAGCCGCAGGCCAAAAGAAGCGTCTTTGTTCGCCATCTTTCTTTCTCCTAGTTGTCAGCTACTCCCTTCGGCCCACCAAAGGACACCGAGGAGCTACGTTGAGGTTTAAGCTTTGGCATCGCGGCATTGGACTCTCTCATCCAATCACGATCCACAGCTTCCATTTGATTTTGCGTAGTGTTCTGGTAATGAGCATTACGCTGATCCGCGATTTCTTCAGGGATTCTAGCAAGAACCAGACCCCCAACGCCAATCACGCCAGCATTTTTGCCCTCATCAACGACAGGGGCATCGAAGTCAGGGTAGTCTTCTGCCCTAACAAGCTCCCAACCTTCACGGCGGCGCTTATGTACATTGTTGCGATCATCGTACTCCATGACTGATTCACGGATCCAACGATGCTTGTAACCAACAGGTGCTTCTGGTGCTTCAAGGGCTGAAGGCGGACGCCAATCTGCAACTCTCGCTTGTTTTTCACGGGTCTGCGAATCCCGGTTTGTGCGATCAGACATTACGCTTTCTTCCTTTCAAGTTTAGCGACCTCTTGAGCATACCGTTCTAGAGGGATATTCATTTTGTTGGCAAAAGCCACTTGTCCCGGCGTCAATTCCACCGTCTTTTTCCGCCCACTTTTGGTAGCTGACCGTCCACTGGACGCAGGAGTAACGGCTTGGGCGTTTTGCCGTTTATCCTGAAACTTGTGCGGAAACTCCCTGCGCATGCGCCGGTCAATTTCCTGATAATATTCATCACTATTTGGGTCAAAGCCCTCATTGATAACGATATCTTCATGTATAACTTTTGCACTGGCAGTCATGATGCGATTACCATCATCACCAAACCAAGGGTTTTTTTCCATCCAGCTTGTAAGCTTTCTGTCAAGCTGACGAGGTTGTTGTGTCGCTTGTTGACGAGGCTGGGCTGCTTGTTGGGTCTCTGCTTGGACTTGGCGCTCTGAACGAGACTTTTGAATGCGCAGACGCTCTTTTTCAAGAGTCAAACCAGAAATAATTTCCTGTGCTTGAGCCATTTTTTCCATGTCGCCATTGTCATATGCTTCTTGAAGCATTCTTTTGGCAGCGGCAGACTGGCTTTCAATACGCGATCCGTATTCATTTATGTAGCCCTTATCCAAATCGGAGAGACGCTTCTTCATCTCTTCGTTCTGTTGCTGGACTTGCTGGGCGTAAGTATAGGCCGCTTCCGCTTCTTCAATCGCCTGCTTACGCTTTGCTGTTAACTGATTAATGCGCTTTTTGACATTATCACTGTAATTCTCTAGATCGTCAGAATCTGCGCCGTCATCACTTTCCCGTACAATTGTTCGGGTTTCTTCTTTTTCAGAAGACGCAGAAACGTCATCAACAACAACGGCGTTAGTGTCATCGTCAAAATCAAAAGATACAGTTTCCTGATCTTCAGGAATATTTTCTTGAATTTCATTCATGTTCATAGCTCCCACTATACATAAGAAATGTCGGCTGGGTCAAGTATTGTTGCGATAATGTTATCGTCATTGATAAGTCTTACTTCCAAATTATCAACTTTGAAACGATTACCAGCATATCTTCCCATTAATACCCATGACTTCTCACCGCACCAAGGCCCAGAAGGAAACTTATCAGCATCTCTATATGCGTCTGGTCCAACTTTGATTACATAAGCTGCAACAGTCGCAAAGCTTTCGCGCTCACGAACTGAGTCAGGGATAATAATCCCTCCAGCAGACTTCTGCTTCATGTAGTAAGGAATTACCAGCAAACGGTAGCCAACAGGCTGTGGCAGGCGCTCAATGGCGGAAAGATCCATCTGTGATGGGTCTTCTGTGTTCTTTTGATTGGGGTCTTCAGTCTTTTCAAACCCTTTTGCTATTGCTGCCGGTACAGGACTCGATGCACCGCTCGGTGTTGCCATCCTCTCAGGGACGAATAGTTTTTTAGCCATCTTCTAGCTCTATGCCTTTCATCGCGGATTTTACTAAATCTTCAGAGTAGGTCATTCCGCGTATTTGCCCCACTATGAACCGGTAGTCGTTCCAATCGCCTACCGAACCATCCGCCAAACGCTGAGTTAAGTCACCCTTGCGCTGCCGTATGTCCTTCAACATATACTCCGCTAATTGTATAGCGTCCATTTACTTCTTCCCAAAAAACTTACTTGCTGCCCTTGTACCAAAGCTGGCACTAACGATTATTCCTAAAGTGTAACGATAGTATTCCGGCATAGCGTCTAATGCAGAAAATCCATCAGTTACAATTTGCCTACCCCATTCTCCGCAGAAGGCTAAAATAAGCGGCACTGAAAACAAAATTGTAAGCCACTCGTCTTTCCACGAGGATGCAGAAGCATCGGCCATTTTGAGATCCCAGTCAATCTCTCCAGTGGCTTTTTTCTCCATAATTACAGCTTCAGCCTTCGCTTTAGCTACTTTAGCGCCAGTCTCCGCCTTTTTAGTCTCTACCTTGCCCTCTAGCCAGGTTCCGGCGAGATTGGCAATAGGACCTATTAGTGCTTGAATCATGTGCTTAATCTCCCCTTTGGAAGAGCCTGACACTTCCAAGATACAGGACGATATCCCTTCATGTGCAGATGAACACTTCTGGACATTTCCATAGCCCTAGCCTCACATCTCTCATAGGATTTGTAAGGGCCTCTTTGATCCTCCAGTTGCCAACATACAGTTGGCTGCAAAATCATACATGCAAGGACAAGGGCTTGAAACATATCAATCCATCGGGTGTTTAGACGGGTTCATTAAAAAACGTATCTCTGTTTCAATAATTGATACGCGCCGAAGTAAATCAACAATCTTGTCCATGTGCATGCTGTTGCTATTTGCTGCCTCAAACAAGCCCTCAATGGCCTCTTTATTACGCATAATGTCACGTTTCATGTTTACGTTCTCTTCAATAGCCATGCGACTGGACATCTGCTTCACAGTATCTTCTAGCTGTGAAATTGTCTGAGCTTGCTGCCCAACCCACCAGACGCCACCAGAAATTTGCACGATCATAGCCACAACAAGAGCGACAGGAACACGAAAATTTTCCATATTACTTTCTCCTGTTCTTTTCGGCTTGCGCCTCAGTGGTTCTGTTGTGCATATCCCACATAATCATTTCTTACTCATCCAAGCGGTAGCGCCCATATAAGCGCCAACAACGCCAGCTTGTGCTATGTAGAACAATCCTAATAAATCTGCTAATGCCTTGACCCTGCTATCAGAGACAAGGGGCAAAAAGAGAAAGACACTAAACGCAATCATGCTAACCATAGCAATCCACGCCATACGCTTTTGAGCTTCGCTTTTTTCCTCACGAAGCTCCATCTCCATCATTTCTTTTTCTCTGGCTATTTCTTCGTCAGATACAATGCCATCACCGTCTAGGTCATGTCGCTCGTATCTGCTACCAGCCTGTAAAGTCTTTTTCGATGGCGTCATCAATCTTCTCTTTAGCGTACTTTACAGCGTCTGTTGCGCATAACAGCACCCATTCCACGAGGGACAACACCGCCTTTACGCATTTTAAAACCATATTGACCAGTTTTGTGATCATAGGTGTATCCTTTCTTTCCTGCTTTTACTGCCTCTTTCATAGCTGCTAATTGCTCATCAGTTAATCCAGCCATAATGTCTTTTAAAGGAGGTGTGCCTTTTTTATCTGACATTAAAAAACTCCTTGGAACCGCTGTGGCCTAGCAATGCTAGAAAATCTGCTAACAGATCCGTTAGTAGCCAAAGTAGCTACTTTAGCTACTTTTTTTGGCTTTCTTTTTGAAAAAGCTGCCTTTGGGCTTTGCCTTGACTGAGCCGCTGTCAACGATGACGGGCTGTTCAACAACTTTGACCTCGACTGGCTTTGGCGCTGGGACGACTGGGGCTTCTTGCTTGTTACGGGCATTTCTACGCTCCACTTTTTTAGCCTTTTCTACCTCGGCTACTTTTCGGTTGACTGAACTGGCGCTCATTGCATTTTACTCCGTAGGTTTGCCGCAGCGATCTCACGCTGGGTCTGAATACGTTCTTCGGCAACACGAACCTTATCCGAGTTAGCCTCTTCTTGAAGATCAATCCTCTGCTGGTTCAAGAGAATGTCATTACGCTCTTTCTCTCTTTCCATTTGCTGCTTTTCTTCAAACTGCCGCGCTTTTTCCTGTATCTCTGCGCCGCGAAGGGATAGCTCCTGCTGTCTGATTGCTACCAACGGATCAGATTGGTCAGCAGGAGCAACTGCTTGTGCATACTGTTCAGTGAGTTCACCGGCAATCTCTGCCGCTCTGTTTTGAATCTCGCTCTGAATCTGCTGCATCATCTGTGGGTTTTGTTGCATCATCATTTGCGCGTCAGGAGTTAACTCTGACGTAACCTCTTGCTGCGCCTGCATCTCTGACATCATTGCAATATGCTCTGAGATGTGGCCTTGGATGGTCATGATAATATTGGCATTAGCTTGCGCTACAGGAGTAGACAACATAGCTAAATGAGCTTCAATGTGAGCCGCATGGTTCTGATCAGGGAAAGCTTGTAAACGCTGATTGCGCAAAGCCTCCTGATTTTCCTTTGCAGGGTTCATTGGCTGTGGCTGTGGAGGCACTGGCAGGATCGTGTCAATGTTTGTGACACCAAGAGCCTCATACATCTTGCGATAAGCCTGATACAAGCCTTGTGGCCCACCATGAATTTCTGGATTGGACTGCACAAGCTGCAATTGTGTCTGTGCCAAAGCAATACGCTGCGACATAGAAAAGATGTTCGGGTCAGAGACAGGTAATACGTCAATACGATCATCAAAATCAGCCTGTTTTACCTGTGGCGGCGCACCAGGGACTGCATATGGATACGCAGGTGCCATGTAACGCGC